GACGGCCAGGTCGTGCTCCATCTCGCACGAGCACAGCCGGCGGCCGTCCGTGGCCACGAAGTTGACCACGCCGTCCTTCACGTCCACGAGCACCGCCCCGAGGGCGTAGCGGCTCGACTCCTGGTCAGCCGCGAACACCACGCCACGCACCGCCCGAGCGAACTGGTCCGCCGGGAGCCGCGTCACGGGCTTCGCGTCCTTTGGTTCCCACAGCGGGTACTCGGCCGCATCCTCGACGGGCAGCGTCCACGTGCCGTGGCCACACCGCACCACGCACGACGTGCCCTTGGTCTCCAGCGTCACGTCCTCGCCACCGGCGGCGTTCAGGATCGCCATGAGCCGTCCGTGCGGCAGCAGCATGGCATCGCCGTGGTAGTCGATGGCGGCGTCGATCCGCACCTCGAGATCCGTGCCGGTCACGAGCCCGTCACCCAGACGCACGTTCGTCAGGACCGGCTTTGGTGCCCTTGTTGGCACAGCCGGGCTTACAGCCGCGAGCGCACTCTTCAAATCGGCGGCGCTCAATGTGATGCCACCAGTCTTGCGACGTTCCTTCGTTGCCGTAGCCATGTGAAGTCCTTTTCTTCGAGAGAGACAAACCAACCAAAACGCCAAGCACGAACGTGCAGGCGAGACTTATGTGGCCCAGTGAAATCAGGGCGAATTGCTCAAGCGTCATAGCGACATCCCCGGGTCTTCATCACCCAGCAGCGGAAACTTATGCGACGCCATCTCGGCTTCCACCACTTCGAGAATCTTCGACGTGGCCACCAGGCGAGCCATGAGCGAGACGATCGTGTCGTGGGCCTGCTCGAGCAGGATTCTCGACTCGTCGTCAATCTCGTCACGCCACGCCGAGGCAAGGCATGTGTCAGCGACGGCCTGCGGGGACGGCTTGCGGCGGCTCATGACACCACCTCGATTCCACGCGTCTGGCCGGCGCGACGGCGGATGAGACCCTTACGCTCCAGGGCCAGGATGTGGCACATCGCACCGTTGGGCGAGCGGAACCCAAAGTGCTCCATGATCTCGCGGACGGTCGGGCCGCAGAGCGCCGTGCGTTCGCGGACGAAGTCGAGGATCTCGCGCTGGCGGTCGGTGGCGGGTGGCTGAATCGTCTCGGTCATAGATCCTCCTCCTTGAGTTTCATTCCGGCCGCAAGCGCGGCGACTTCCTTGGGGCTGCGGTACGGTGCAGGGCGGTACTCGTCCCGCCATGCCGTCGGGGGCGGCTTCTCGTCCGGCCGCCTACCTGGCTCGCGGTGCGTCCCGCCACGGTCCTGCGAGCGAGTCAGCCAGGACACAAGGAAACGCCGCCAGTTGCTCTTGTGAGCCTTTGTTGGGTTCGCCCTGAGCCAAGACGTGGCTTTGGCGAGTTCTGCCGCCAGATCGCACGCTGGGTACGCCAGACGCCATTCCTGCCGGTCGGCGTCCGTGATGCCCGCCCACCCTGCGTCAGCAGTCCACGAGACGGCATCGGGGGGCTGCGAGCGTTTCCGCCGCTTCGGCGGATCGCTCGTAGCTACCGGCGCAGCCGGTTGTATTTCTTCTCTTGTTCTGTCCTGTTCTGTTATGTCCTGTGGTAGACGCGCCTGTAGACGCACCTGCGCCTCGCAAGCGTCTACATCAGCGCCTCCGGTGCGCCTCCACTTGTCCTGACGCCTGTTTTTCAGGGCTCGCCGCTTGGCGGCACCGCCAAAACGCTCCTCCCATTTGGGAATCTGGGCAGTTTCGCCGTCGAAGACGATCCAGCCGACAGCGGCAACCGCCTCCCAGAACGCGGCTTCTCCACCGCAGATCCGGCCCAGGCGGGAAGGCGTCGAGCGGAACCGGCCGTCTGCCGTATTGAGTTGCACCCAGCCCCAGAGCTTGAGCAGCCGGAAGACGATCACCTCCACCGGCTCGCCGGTAAGGTCAACGAGCTCCTGGACCTCGGGCTTAGTGTCCAGCGAAACGTCTACGGGGAACCATTCAGCGGCCATCCGTCACCTTCAGTTCGTAGCCGTGCAGCTTGTACCAGTCGATTCGGAAGTCGGCCCATCGGCTCTGACCGCCAGACACACGGTGGGCGTGGTAGGCGATGACGCACTGCTCGAGCGTCTCGTCACGCTTCGCTTCCTGCTCACGCAGCCGTTCCGATAACTCTTCGCGGCGGCGTTGTTCGTGCCAGTTAGCTGGCATCTGCTGGCCTCCTAACTGCGAGTTACAAGTTCACGTTCGGCAACGAAGCCTAGGGCAGTAGCCTCGGCCACCACTATCGAACGCGTCTTGTGGTGTCGCCTGAAAGTGTTCTCGGCAAGCGTTTCTGGGTGCAGTTCAAACCGAAGCAGCCGAATCAGCTGAGCGATGTTGATGTCGTGCCAGACAACATCAAAGCACGCTGATGGCTTAAATCGGCCCCACATGAGCCACTGAGAATCAGCAGGACTAGATCCGTCCATGCGAACAAATGACACGCCATAGTTCACAAGCGTTTGCCCTTTCCATTTCAGGTACGGAATGGTCGTGGCGTGCTTTTTTCTGTATGTATCAACCTGGCTGCTCGTGAGATTTCCAGATCGCGTCTTGACCTCAATCTCCATCATCGGCTGGACTTCCCGCGTGCCCTGGCTGTCAACGCACGTGAGGTAACGATGAATAAATGAATCAACGTCTGTCTGCACCCACCCGCAGTCGGTTGACCATGAGGGGAGCAAGTCGCACGACCTGCACCAGGACATAAACGGAACGTCGGATCCGAACAGTCTGTCTCTTGTCACTTGATCACCTCCTTGATTCGCTCGCTGGCGCGAGCAAGATTCGCCTCGTCGATCTCAAACGCGGCCCACTTTCGACCAAGCCCGACGCAAGCAACCGGAGTCGTCCCGCCACCGCAGAATGGATCGACAACAAAACCGTCTTGCTCTGTCAGCAGCTCGATGAAGTAACGGGCCTCTGCTTCAGACTGCTGCCACTCGTGGTGCGATTTCTCGCGGCTTCCGGTCGCAACGTCGTTGACGAAAGTGGTCTTGTCGCCACGTGTTTCCTTGACGAACCACAGCATCGGCTTCCAGCCGTTCACGATGCCGTACTCGTTCATCCGAAGGAGCGACGGACCGCTGTGGTAGCAGGAGCACGTCCACCAGTAGCGGAGATGCTTCGATAGGTCTGCCACCGCATCTGGCAGTTGAATCTGACCGATGTAGGCAATCAGACTTCCGCCTGGTCGAAGCACGCGAGCTGCGAACTCACCAAGGCCGTCGTACAGCTCGATGGCTTTGCGGTCGTACGGCGGGTCGGTGAAAATCAGATCAACGGACGCATCGGGGATCTTGTCGCCGATCTTGCGAAAGTCGCCGAGATAAAGACCGTCAACCGACTGCCGCTTTGCAACCGCTGCGGCCTTCTGTTCTTGCCGTTTAGCTGCCGCCTCTTGATCCTTCAAGTCGCGGACGACGCGGTTGATTGACACCTCGCCTGTTCGCAACTTGGCGACAGTCTCGGCGTCAACCTTGCCAGCCTTCTCGGCGGCGTCGATCTTCTTGACCTTTGCAACGGTGTCGTGCGAGACGTTGGCGGCCTTGGCGACTTCCTTCTGGGTATCCAGTGGAGGTAAACCTTTCACAGATTTCTGTGAAAGGTCTGTCCGCTGTCCCTGACGGCTTCGCTTGGCGATTGTCTCCTCTAGCCGCAACGCCAGCTGCGTCCGCACGTAGGCCGATAGATTCCGCCTCCCGAACTGATTGCGGATGATCCACTCTTCGGCGTGGCTGCGGTCGCTGAACCGCATTTCCTCAATGTCGAACGCCAGCCCTAGCCGCGTGCAGATCTCGTAGCGGTTGTGGCCGTCGAGCAGCGTGAGCGTTCCCTTGCTGGCCCACACCACCAGCGGGTCGCGAGCGCCGCCGTGCTCGACGATGTTCTCTTCGAGTTGCTGCCGCTCTTCGGCCGACAGCGGCGGGATCAGTGCGGCGAACTCGGCGTCAACGATGATGTCTTCAAAAACCTGCGGCATGTGTGCCTCCTTGCGTGGTTGGGTGTGACTGCCTTGCCACTCTGCGATGTCTGTCAAACGTGTATTGGCCCCGTGACGTGGGGCATCCGGTCGCATCACGCTGGGAGGTACGGCTGCGACTGCGGTGGTTACTCGCCACTCACCGCGTGGCGACCAATGCGGCCAGGTGAGCCGCTGTGGCAATGGCGTGCCGGCTGTGTCAGTCACTCGACTCTGGCTTGGCTATGTAACTCCTCCACCCCGGCGTTGCCGGCGGTGGCTCGTGCTTCAGCTTGAGCTCGTGGTACGCCTTGAGGTTCGTCTCCGCAGCCTTGCGGCAGCGTTGCGCCTCATCACGCATTCCGCTGGCAACGGTCGCCATGTCGGCTTTGCCGTGCTCGCGGAGGTACGCGACAACGTCATCGAAGGTGGGCCAGCCGTTCACGATGCGTTCTCCGTGGCGGCAGACTCGTGGGCGAACTCCTGGCCGTTGTCCTCGGGCTCGCTTTCCAACCACTCACACTTGCCGTCGATCAGGTGCACGAGCTCGTTGCGTTGGACCTCTGTGAACGTGCCCTCCTTGTGTCGCTGGTTGACGCGATCCCGCAGGGCGGCCAGCAGCTCGAGGCTGTTCGTCCGCTGCACGGCGAGCCGAGCATTGGCGACGGGATCATTCGTGGCCGAGAGGGCCGGCGGCTGTGCCGTCTGCTGCGCGTGGCTATCAACGGCTGTTGCAGGGGCGTGGCCGCGCTCCACAGCCGCCGGGCGACTCTCGGTTGTCGTGAACTTGGGACGCACCACCACGGGCTCGCGGGCCGGCTCGTGCTGGTAGTCCTGGGCCTCTTCGGCCGTGATGAGCCCACGCAAGGCGTCGGCGAACGCGTTACGCAAAGCGAAGCCCCTGGCTCTCAGGGTCAGCATGCGGCTGCTGTATTGGCTCCACGGGCCAGACTTGCCCCACAAGCCCGCTTTTTTCGCGTCGGCCACCGAGAACCGCACGACGGTAGGGGCCGGGTAGCCCTTACGTTTGGCCTCGCAGACGGCCACCAGGCCGTCGCCTTCGCCTTCCGTGTACTCGCGGACGTACTCGCACACCGGGCTCGACTGCACCAGGGCCAGGGCCGCGTCACCCCAGATCGTCGGGCGACCGTTGATTACCGCGATGCTCTGCAGGCTCTGCATCGGGGACAGGCCCACCTCGCTGCCGTGCTGGATGGCCAGCATGCAGGACTCGGGCTTGCCCCGGAAATCCTTCGGGGCGAACTCCGAGGCCGACACCATCTTGGAGAACCGGTAGGCGTCATCGAACGATTGAAGGGCCAAGCCGCTGGCCCGCTGGGTGCTGATTTCCGTGCTCATCTGTCGCGTCCTTTCGTGTGGGGTGTTTGTCAGTTCATCAGTTCGCCGTTCATGTCTCGCCACGATCCAGCAGGTTCGTGCTGCTTGGGAGCCGTTGCGATGCTCTCGACGGCAGTGGCGAGCCGTTCGAGCAGCCGCTCGACGCCGGCCAGCGAAGTGGCGATGTCTGCCAGCGATTCGCAGG